TAATTGCACTTGCAGCACAACCTATTAATCCGAAACCTACAAAAAGTATTACTAATAAGTTTTTCATGTTCTTTCCTTGTAAAAAGTGGGGAGAATTAACCCCCCACCTTAGTTAGTCATTAAGCAAAAGTATCGCCTGCTTCGGTATCACCTATTCCGTCAATGTCAGCAATAAGAGCCCATACTCGGACTTTAGAGTTAACATCTGCAGTAGCAACAGTTACATCTAGTGTATCTGCTGCAGCATAAGTAACAGCGAGTTCAGCGAGAGCATCGCCTGAAGTCATTTGACCTGCACTTTGAGTAGCAGCAGCAACATAAGTTACTGTACCGTCTCCTAGTGCTAAAGTACCTGTACCAGTACCTGCGGTAATAACATCAATACCTGCACTCATTACTATAGAGTTAGCAGGAAGATTAATCGCTTGATAAACGTCACCACTTGTTAAAGAAGTTGATGTTCCATCAATAACGGTTGATTGTACATAAGTTTTAGCAACACCATTACCAGAAACATGTCCAGTAGTGCCTGTGCCGCCTGTTTTAGTTAAAGTAGCCATTAGTTATTCTCCCCTTAATCTAATTTAACGAAAGCTTTAGCTATGGATTCAGTACGTAGTACTTTCCTACCATAAACATGTAAGCCTCGAACAATGTCAGCGAAAGATTCTGTGTCTCTAACAACTTCAGTTTTAGCAATCTGTGAAGCAGTAGATGTACTGCCTTGATGTCCTGCTAAGACTTGGTAAACGTCAGAAGTACTAGCAGCAGGCATATTGTTAGACTTATAAAGTCTAAAGCCATTTACTAGCTGAGGAACTACTAAACCATTTCTTAACTGTGAGTTAGCTTCGTTTAAGAAGTTAGCGTCAAGTAATTTTGAACTAGTTTGTTGTAATTCTTCAAAGAATCTAGGTGAAGCAACAGCCCAACGATTGTCTGTTGGAACGTTTCCGTCATCTAGAAGTCTTCCTAGACGAGCAAGTACGTTAACAGGGTCGATTTCATCTGTTCCGAAACCTGTGTCGATTGAGTTTGTTGCATGGTCTGCACCGTAAGTGTTACCTGAAGTAACTGCTGAAGCGATGTCAGAAAGAACATCTGAATCATAGCTGTCTTTAAGTGCATATGCACCTGCTGACGTTGCTAGTGTTTCAAAATTAACATGTCCCTGTCTTTCTTCAATATCGTCTACTTTAAAAGCAAATGCGTTAGCTTTGTCGATAGTTAATTGAATTTCATCATCGGCTAGGTCTTGTGTATTAACAGAAGCACCTCTAGCATATGATTGGACAGTGATTGTTGGTTCTTTTATTATTCTTACAGTATCACCAAAGTTTTCAATTTCTCCTGTATAGTCAGTGTTGGTAATATCCTCAACAACTGAAGCTTTACGGAAGAATTTAAGAACTTTTTGACTGTAAATCTCAGGTAAAAAATTACCTGAAGGCAGATTTGTATAACCTGCGGAGCTTGATATAGCCATAGTATTATCCTTGTTAGTTAAAAGTTAATAAACTAACGGATTCTGCCCTCTCTTCTTGCTAAGTCAATTTCTTTTTCGTACTTCTCAAATTCGTGAGGTTTCATCCGTCTTATTTCCTCAGATGACCATTCTTTTTTGCCTTTACTAGGTTCCGCTTTCTTTTTAGTAGGAACATAATCGGCTGCAGAATTAGCCTTCTGTTTTGATGTACGTTTTATACCTTTATCGGCTTTATACAAGTCTAGTACTCTAGAAGCCCATTTTGCATCGGTGTTGTTTTTAAGAACTCCGTCTGCAATGGATGGTGGTTGATCTTCTAACCAACTAATAAACTCTTCATCTGATTTAATAGTCATAAAGTCTGGATGTGATCTTAAAAGTTCTTGTTCAGCTTTCTGTTTAGTTAACTGTACTCTTTCTTTCTTAAGTTCTTCAACTTCTGACTGCAGATTCTTAGTCTTATTGTCGGCTTGAGAATAAGCCACACTTTCTATAACGTTGTAGACATCAGGATATTCCTCTTTAAACTTTTCTAGTTCTTCAGGGGTTTTAGGTGGTTTATAATTAATTCCACCATCTGATGCTTGTTTTGCTAAAGTTAAAAGTTCTGTTTCTTTACCTTTAAATTCTTCAATCTTAGCGTCATAGTGCCTTTTTAAATCATCATACCTTTTTTTATAGTCATGTTCAGGTTCTGCTGATTCAGTCTTCTCTACAAAACTGTCTGCCTTTGCCTGTGGAGTAGCCTCTTGCTGAGTATCCTCTTCTTCGGTGTCCACTATGGGTTCGTCTTCTAGTTCGTTTCTGTAAGCTCCTTTATATGGAGCTGATTCTAGTTCTTGTTCTTCCTTTTGGTTTTCTTCGTTCATCTGTACCTCAATGGGGGCTGTTTGCTGCAGGTAGCCCATATTAGTTATTAAAGTGATAGGGTTGCTTTCGCAAGTAGCTATCGGTTAAATGTTGGTCTTATCACCAACTGACATAAGACCCCTGTTGTTCATATTTTCTAGAACATTAGAGCCTATATATTTCGTTAAATTCTTTGGTATAATGTATTCACCGTTGTGTACATTTACTGGTACTTTACCACCAGATTTAAGGTTAGTGCCTGCTTCTTTAGAAGCTCTGTTTACCATTCTTTCTATTGTATCCTTGCCGTAAAGGTTTACAGCAGGTTGAGAAAGTACAAAGTCTCCCTCATTTAAATTCATTGGAACGTCATCTGCTCTCATTGAAGGTGGAGCTTTACCTTTTTTGTCTACTAAACCGTAATTCTTTGCTTGGTTACTATTATACAACACTTTTGAGGTTTTGTCAAGAATTTTTCCGCCTTTCTTAACTCCCATAGGTATTCCCATCTGTCCTACACTTGCAAATTTTTCAGCAGCTTCTTCTTTTGTCATTTTTCTGCCAGTATAATCACTTAAATCTGTTATATTATTGTCAACAATATATTTAAATTCAGCTAACATTTCTTTGTATAAATCAGCAATTCCTGCCTGATCTCCACCAAAACGTCTACTTCTATATACACTTCCACCATCTGCAGTAGACTGGTCTTTACCATCAAAGTAATCTAGTCTATTTAAAAACATTTCTCTAGGTGTTCCTGATACATCCCTACTTCCGATTGTATAGTATAAACCATCTCTACCACCATAATGTATTTGTATATCTCCTAAAAGATTAATACCGTGTTCTGATTCTATACCTTTAGCTATCTGTACAAGTGGTTCTGCTATTTTTTTAGTAAAGTCATAATTACTATCATTACGTTTACTAGGATCATAATCACCTATACCAAAAGACTGAACTTCAAAATCATCTAAATCAAAAGAAGCATACCCTGTTTTGTTAGAGGGTTTCTTCATACCTAGTACAAACTGTATAGCCATAAGAGCATAAGCTATTGGAGCTGTTGCAGGGTTTGCAGCTAAATAACCTATACCTCCAGAAATAGCTGCATCTTTAGCATCGCCACCTCTAAGTAAAGTTAAGGCTGCTGCTACTGTTCCTCCTGCAAGTTCTGCACCCATAGCATCAGATAAGTAAGCCGCACCTTCTACTCCTAGTGCTGCATATGCTGCAGCTTCTAGTCCATCTTCTAAATCACCACCCATAGCCATAGAAGTTATAAAACTTGCACCTGCTGCACCTATCGCTTTCATATGCGTTGCTGATTTAGAGGCTCCTTGTATAGCAGTATACTCTGCTTCAGTCATTAAACCTTGATCTACTGCTGTTTGAAAAGCATCACTATTAGTCATCTGTTTAATAGAAACATCTAAATTTTGTGTCGTATCTATACCAAACCTAGTTAGTATCGGTTCTATATTTGTACCTGTAGTAGCAAATACTTCACTGTATGTTTTATTAACAAACATATCTACTACATTAGATTCTAAAAAAGAACCTGCTCCTGCAATAGCAGCTTTTTCATAGTCAAATTTACCATCTGCAGTTAAGAATCCTGCCATAAGACCTGCAAACATATCATCTGCTATGCCTCCTACAGTAACTCTTGTATCATAAGGTAAAGAACCTAACTCTGCATCTCTTATGTTAGTGAACCAACTACCTATTCTATCTACAACACCATTAGTCGTAGATTTTTCTCCTGTTAGTATTGCAGGTAAATCTAACTGTATGTCCGACTCTTTAAGAAGTAGACTATTACCAAAGTCATTAGCAGCAGTTATTGTACTCATTGCGTTAGGGTCTTTAGGTCTAAAAAAATCTGTTATTTTAGAAAAAAAACCTTTATTTTGAGTACTAGCAATCCAGTCTACACCAAACATAGAATCAGGGGTAGCTGTAGATAATTCCATATTATTTATTTGAGTCATAATATCTTCAGTAGCAACTTGAGCTATAGCAGCATCTAAAGTGTAATCACCTATTTGTAAATCTTTAGATTTCCATCCTAAAGCATCTACTCTGTCTGAAAAACTTTTGTCTAAGTAATACCTTTCTTTAGCAGTTTTTAAATTATCTATTATTGTATAGTCTGCAGGTTTGAGAGCCGTATAGTTATCAAAATTATCTAAAGACCAAAAATCAGAATAGTCAGCGTATACTTCAGGTTTTCTCGTTAAATCTACAGCAGTAGAAACATCTGTATATGTGCCAAATACATTTAAAGCTGAAACAAGTGCAGGATCAGTATAGGCAGGATCACCTTCAGAAGGACCTGAACCTATGCTACTTGCTAAAGATTCTGCTAAAGCTGTGTCAGCATCTGTCATATCTCCAGAGCTTGCACCTAACCTATCCATTAGAGAAGAGCTTACTCTAGGACTTACATAATCTTCTGGTGGTTTATAGCTTAAAGGATCAGCATCTACATCTGTTTTGCCTAACGGAAATGTTTCTTCTAGTGTTGGTAAAGGATTCCTTTCAGCAAATGCTTCACCACTTTCGCCTGGAGCAGGATTTACAGAATAGAAACCTCCTTCTGTATCTACTGGAGTTTCTACTTCGTCTTGCATTACTCCTGTGTCAGGTAAAGTTATTATGCCTTCTTCGTCTGGTACTAAGCCGCCTTCTTCAAAACTTTTACTAAACTTAAGCATAGCCCTAGGGTCTTCTCCCCTGTCTTTATTTACATCAAGACGTAAATTATCTGTAATATCCATACCAAATCTTGCACCCCTATCATCTACTTGAGCTTCGTATTTGCCGTACTCTCCATAAATACTAGGACCATCTTTTCCGTACCCTAAAGATACACTCCCATCCGCTACAGGCATAGGCTTACCTAAAAAATTTACTTGCCCTTCAGTATCAAGTGCTACACTACCGACAGGAGTTTCTATTGATGCGTTAGCATTTACTCTAGAATTTTTATCTTCTTCTTTAGGGGTTACATACACATTACCATTGAAACTTACATCTGTAGGTTGATTATTAGCCCTTTCATAAAATCTATTTTTAAGGTGTCTATTGTACTCTGCATCGTTTTTATAAAGTTTTTTTACAGAATCTATATAAAAATTTTCTGTATCAAAATCATCTTTTAAACCTGAAGCTTCTAAGGCTTTTTGAGTTATTTCACCTAGATAACCATCTTGTAAATCTTTTGGCATATTTATTTGTTGTTGAAGTAATCTAACATACTCTCTAGGTTTTCCTGTAGGTCCATGACTACCTAAAAAAATATGTGTAGCTAAAGAAGGGTGAGTGTTTTCAATTAAATTTAACTTTTGATTTTCATATCTTTCGTATAACTCAGTTTCTGCTTGGTCTAGTGATAATGTATTATTTTTTATGTCTTTTCTGTATTTAGGATTAGCTGCAGCATTTATACCATACATAGCTGCATTATTTCCAGATACAATAGTATAGCCCTCTTCTTTAAAAGGTAACCTACTGCTTCCTTCAGACATATGCCATGCAGGTAGTACAACATTATTAAATGTTTCACTAAATTTTTTTCTATGTGCTAATTCACTTGCGTATTTATCAGCCATCTTCCCTCTTAGATTCTGCTCTAACCCATTCCTTCAACTGAAGGAGGGTTGCCAGTAAAGTTGCTTTCCCCTGGAGTTGCCGCATTTCCTGTTCCGATTGTGCCATCACCAACGCCTGATGGGT